GATCTCCAACCTTTGCCATGATCTACTCCTTATCCCCAGCAGGGGCCTTCTTGGTCTTTGAGCGAACGAAACCGGCGGCTTCTAGCTCCTTTGCAATATCAGCCGGAACATCGACTGTTTCGCCCTGCTTCACGAACAAGCGCAGTTCGGCAAGGTTCACTTCATACGACGGGCCTTGATAAGTGACCTTTGCCACTGGTTAGACCTCCAAATCCTTATCTGCGACCACTCGAACCTCGCAAGTGATCTCAACAACATTTCGCTCAGGGCCGTTAAAAGACCGCTGATCGAAGCTCAGAACCTCTGCGATCAACACGCTGCCGTTCAGACTGGAATCCGATGCGATCGCAGCCTCAACGCCAGCGAGCATTGTCCAGGCGCGCTCTTCGCTATCAAGCAAATCACCGGTCAAAACTTGACTGACGATTGCTACTTCAACAGTGAGCTCTTCACGCCTGTTTGCCTTGCCAAGGCTGCGGGCCCGTTCAGTGTTTCGAACACTGTTGATGAAGATGCACTGCAACTCCATTTCGCTACCGGGATGCCCAATGAGGATCTGCTGCCCTTTAAGCGTCGGCTCGTTGATGAGCGCCCTGACTATCTCCTTCTTGACGCGCAGCGCATTAGTCATGGCTCAGGCCACTCCGAATGACTGCTTGTACATCTGCACTACTTGGTTCAAAGCTGGAAGGCTGAACAACGCGCCCCGAACGCCAGCTGTGACCAGCTGCGCCGTGCCGTCCTCTGACGTGATGCTCTGAGCGCGAGCGTCAATTCGACTCTCCACGAGTGAATGACGGACGCCCTCAACAACAGCTTGCTTCACGAGTCCTGGCACTTGCGAATATCCGAACACGCCGGTGACAGTGATGTTCCTGCGGCCCGTCTGCCAGAAGTACGTTGGCCTCAGCAGCACTCCGGCCTCTTCGTCAATTCTGAGAGCGTCAAGGTCAACCTGTGTAAGTGCTTGCGTGACCACGTTGTCTGTGACGCTGATTGCGCTCACGGACTGAGGACGAGCATGGCGAGTAAAGAGTTCATCAGTGCCACTGCCGTCGTACTTCACGCCGACGCGCTCGACGGGCACAAACGAAACTCCACATGCCTGCTCCAGCTGATCCTCGATCTCCGTGATCGTTTGCTCGATCAACTCATCCGGGTAACGATTCACATCGTCCAAGGGACGAAGCCTGCGACAGTCACCGATCGACGCTGTGCGATTGCCAACTACTTGAACGGGCAAGGTCACAGTGCTGGTTCCTTGAGGGTCCACGATCGTGAACACGGCTGTGAGACTGCTTACCGTCGATTGCGCTGCAAGCGAGTACGTCACACGATCGGCCTCAACGTTGCACGATGCGGCTGATGCGATGCTGGTCGCATCACGGTCGCGTGTGATCGTGACCGTAGCCGACGTTGGCTTTGTGTCCCGAGGGACGCTGAGCGTGCTCGGTTGCCCCTTCAGGACGCGTAACATCAGCGAGTCTCAACAGTCTTGTCAGCAGTGGCTTTTGTTGCCTTCTTTGCGCGAGTCTCAGCAACCGCTTCGCCCAATCCTTTTTCAAGGAGTGCTTTTGCTTCTGCGGAATCAACTTCGATTACGTCCCCCACAACCCATGACTCGTTGCCGTCAACACGCGAGGTGAGAAGGCGAATCTTGATTTTACTTGCAGCCATTTCTGGCTCCTTTCCCCACTAGAAGATTGAAATCGAGCGAACACCGCCCCCACCGTGTGGTGAGGGCGGGTCCGTCCGAAACAGGACTAGGCCTGCTTGAGGCTCCGGAGAGCGGATGAGTCGGTGATCTTCGCGTCAACGCGGAGAGCAACCTTGAAGCCGACGTGGCCGGTGTCGGCGAAGCGCTCGTTGAGCACTGCAACCTGAACCGGGGTGCGGCGAACGGTGTAACCCATTGGGTCACCGTAAACAGCTACGACCTTGCCAGTGGCAGGAGCGTCAAGCTGCTCGATGTACACAGGCGAGCCCAGAAGGGTTGCCGGAGTACCAGCTGCGAGACCAGGCTGGAGGATGTAGTCGCCTGAGCCTGATGCCTTCAGCTTGCGAACACCCTTGAGCCATGTGTCGTTGACAAACCAAGCTGCCGATGCGCGGTAGGGAGCCGAAAGGCTGTGCTGCGTGTCGAACACTTCGTCTGCTGTGGTTGCCGTGGTGGAAGCGGCAGTAACACCAACGGTGCACTTTGTGATTCCCTGCGGCTGTGATGAACCCGTACCAGTGGCGAGAACTGCACCAATCTGGTTGCCAAGGTAACGGGAAACCTGACGCTGAACGTATGACGAGATGTCAAACGCAGAGTCGGCAAGGAGCTCTTCCGAGACCTTGATGATTGCACCGTACTTGTAAGCGCCAATGGCCGTCGAAGCGGTCGTCGGTGCTGGGTTTGAGTACGTTCCCTCTTCTGCAACCAGGGCGATTGCCTCGTCGGCAGTGCTGGTTGGGAGGTTGATGATCTGACCGTCGCTCGTCTCAAGGACGTTCGAAAGGTCAAACAGTCGGGTCTGAAGGACCATTGACTGGATCAGCTCGTTGCTCCACTTCTGCGGAACCCACTCTGAGCCTGAGCCGGCTGTGGCCTTGACAAGAGTGGCACGAGCCTCAACGTCAGTTCCCTTCGAACGAAGGAAGCTGCTAAACACGTCAAGTGCATCGCGCTTCTCTTCGACTGCAACACCCTCGTCGATGACGACGGGCGCTTCATCGCCAAAGGCGAGTGAACGGGCCTCGTCAGCCTTCATCTCAGGTGCGATTCCAGCAACACGCTCAAGGCGGTTGATGGTCTCATTGGTGGAATCAAGCTCGGCCTCGCGGCGATCGAACTCGGTTGCCTGCTCCGCAGTAAGGGTCTCGTTCTCGTCGAGGATGCGACGCATCTCGGCAAGCTGATGAGCAGCCTTGTGGCGGAGATCGGTGATCTTGTCGATTGACATTTAGATCAACCTTTCTCAGTCCCAAATGGACTGTGTTGTATTTACGCTGCGCGTTTGTCGCGCAACTTCAAACGGCGCGCCCTGTGTCGGTGCGTGCCCTCATCGTCAGCCCGCCGAGGCTGCGAGTCAGCCTGAGAGGACTGCTGCACGGCGGCACCCTGTCCCTCTTGCTCTGACTCGCCTGTTGACGAAGATTGGTTGCTGCGCGTCAGCGCAACAGAAGTGGTATCAGCGTAAGCCGGGAAGACAACCGGGCTTACATCAAGCAGATCGTCAAACTCTGTGATCGTGCGAATCATTGTGCCATCCGGCGCGTCAGTCCACGTTTGACCTTCAGCCCTGACACGGAAAGCAAAGCTCGATTGGCTTACATCGCCCCGCTCTAGGAGCACTTTGAGATCGCGCCCATAGCTGGTGTCAGCCACGTTGACCTCATAAACAAGTCCCCTGGGGTCTTCACGAAGTGTGAGCGACCCATTAGTAGTGCGACCAAGGATCAGATTCTGATCGTGATTAAACAGGGCGGCAACATCAAGGCCGTCGCGCTTCAAGACTTTGCGAAACGCTCCACGCTGAATGACTTCACGAAACCCGCCAAGATCGCCTGACTCTGAACCAAACACGGCAGCGTGCCCAGTGAGCGTCCATCCACCATTCGCGGCTTCACGGATTTCAGTAGTTACAGGAGCAATCCTGCGCTCGACCACATCAGCACCATCTCGCAATTCACTTACCAACGCTGGATTCTCACGAAGATCTAGCTCGTTGATAATGCGCGTTTCTTTCTCCAAAACGTCCTCCCTTGAATCTTTCATCATGCGTTTGCAACCGTTCCATTAGACGGCTCTACAGGCACGTCAGCGGGCGCATCAGCAACGTTTTCAATCGGCCCACGATTTAGTTCGGACCTAACTTCGTCACGAGTGACAATGCCTTCCTTGAACAAGGCAAGGTTGATATCCGCAATCGTCTTCGTGTCACCACGGGTAAGATCGGTGGTGTCAAACTTCAAGCTGAACTGGCTGCCCAAACCATTGGTGGAGAGCAGATCCGTGTCGCGCATCAAACTCTTCTCCCAGCGAGTAAGCCAGCGGCGAAGAGTGAACCTCACAAAGTGCTCGTACTCCATTGCCGTCGTCGTGTAGGTCAAGCTCGACCCATTAGCGTTGGTCTGCAGCATGTGCGCTGGAATCTGCATCAGGCGAGCAACATTCAGCGTCGAAAGCTCCATCTGCTGAACCATCTGCGCATCCTCCAAAGGAAGGCTCATCGGCTCAAACTTCATGCCCTCTTCAAGAATCGCCACACGGGACGCGTTGCCCGTCCCACCATGCGAAGCGTGCCACTGAGCACGAAGACGCTCGGCAGCCTCCGGGCTCAACCTATTGGGATGCGTAAGCACGCCACCAGGGGTTGCATTGTTAGCCCAGAACTTGCCCGCGTACTTTTCAACTGCGGCATAAGTTCCAAGGCCCTGACGTGCCATCTGAATTGGGCTTACGCCAACCAGCCCGTCGAAGCTCAGGCCACGAATATGAATGAAGTCACGTTGTGTGAACGGTCCCTTGTTGCCATCAAGGACGTAATAGGGAACACCGTTCTTGTCACGATCAACCTTGACGCGCTCAGGCGCAATCGGCCAAAGCTCTGTGACCTTCTTATTGGTCTTGACCTTCAGTAGGAAGGCATTTCCCCAAAGCAACAGGTGCCCCATTGCGACCTCAATGAGCTCGCCGCCATCCATCCACGCGTTCGGTGAGTCCAGGAGCTTGGCTACTGGATGGTGTGGTGTTTCGATGCGAGTGCCATCGGGCTGTGTGCGATAAACGTGCAGTGGAAGGCTGCCCACTGCGCCAGCGACCAGCTGCACTGCGGCCCAGACTGGGACAAGGCGAACACTGTTCTTATTCGTAACTGATTCGTTAGCGAAGGTTTGTCCGAGGAAGACGGAATCGTCGTTCACAAACTCGATTGGCACAGCACTGCGCTGCGACCACCTGTCGAAGAGGCCCAATGTGTTCTCCTAAAGCTCAGAGGACCAACAGGTCCGAGGTTTCATAGACGGAATCTGTTCCGCCGTCCTGCTGTGTGGCAACCGTGAACGCGAGCAACAAGGCAATGAGCGCGTCGATCTTGCCCCGACCCGTCTTGCCCCTAGGCGCTTTAGCAATTCGCCAGCCGCGCTCGGTCATCTTGATGCTGCCAGCCTCAACATGCGCTTCGAGTTTCGGATCACCGTTGTGAACCAGTTCAGCGCGGTTGACAGCTTCCAACAATCGGCTGCACGCTGGAACAGTTCGCTCATTTGTCATTGGGAACTCGATGCACAACGCGCCTCGTGCTTCCAACTCCTGTGCCGATCGGCTGAAAGCCCAACGGTCATACACAACACCCTGCACTTCGAAACGATTGTGCAAGTCCATGATGTGGTTCTCCACGAGGGCAAGGTCAATCTCGCCAGCTTCTGGTGGCGTGAAGATCTCAGCCTCGCAATACCAGCGACCATCCTCCAGCTGGTGAACCAACG